CCCTTAGCTGCTGGCTTCGCCTTAGCTTTTCCACCTTTTGCCATATCTAAACTCCCCATTCCCTTCGACGAAGGCATTTGCTTAGCAACACCACCGGCGGCATAACGACGCCCTTCTGAACGATTTGCACTCTGGAGTGCGCGTATTTCAGCGGGTGTAGGCTTAACTTTCTTAAGCTCATCCAGTTGCTTCTTACTACGGGCGCGATCAGCGGGTGTCGGTTGTGGGGGTGTAGAACCACCTTTAGCATATTTCATAATCTTACCACCTTTTGCTTTACCGTATTTAGCTTCTTGCCTCTTGGTATACTCCTCGTCGTTTGGAATATAGCTAAAAGGGTTCAGAGCAGAGAAAACTGCACCCATACGCTGGCGACGGCCAGCAGCAGTGTTATCTTTAGCGCCAGTATCGGTCTTAGTTGCCGAGGCCGCTGCGGTTGCAGCTTTACCAAATTTAGCAGCCCCATAACTATTTTTACCGGTTTTTAAGTCCGAAAGGGCTTTTGTGTCGGTCCTAGTAAAAGGCTCTTTCTTAGCTGCTGCGTCGATTGCTTTACGGTTTTCAGGGCTAATATTATAGTTTCTTTGTACCTTAACAGGCGTCTTATCCGCTGGCTTCTGTACAGGTTTCGGTACAGGTTTCTTAACCACTGGCTTCGCACCGATGGAGCTATCCATCTTAGGTACAGACAGGGTCTCTGTGATTTTTGCTACTGGAACTTCAGTCGTCACAGACTTCGGTGCGCCATACTTGCGGGTCTTTTTCAAGTTGCTTTCTGCGGTACGCTCTGCGGCGCGAGTAGCTGTACGATCAGCACCTGTGCGCTTGGCAAGGTCATCCTTGGCGTCAGCAATACGCTGTTGGCGCTTTGCCTCAGCTACTTCGGCGTCCTTACCCGTCTTACGAGTCATAGCCTTCTTATAATCTTTTTCAATGTCCGCCATACGACGGTCGTAACGACCTTGTGCGCCACCGGCTGAGAACTTTTTCATCATACGTGCCATATCTTTATTCCTTACCTAGCCATCTTTGCACGGTCTTTGTCTCGTATATACGAATTACCGTCCATATAATAGTAAACAACGCAGCGATTGCTGGGAGCATAGAAACCATCGTCCCGACAACCGTGAAGAGTGAAGCCGCATCTATAGCGTACTTGAGAGTGTCGTGTCCGTCTAACATCTTAGCAATCCCATTTCCGAAGCGACAGGGCTTTACGAGTAGGGCGACCCTTCTCGTCTTTCATAGGACCGGGCATACCTGACATGCGGGCACAAAAGCTTTTACGCCGCGCAGCGGACTTAGGCGACTTCTTTGCCTGCTTGGCGCTGACAGGGGGCTTAATATTTTGCCCTTGCGCTTTTAGAGACGCACGACCCTTGGCGTTCAAGCCACCCTTGGGGTCCTTGCCTTCCTTGCGTGTCCAAGCAGGTGTCTTGGCCATTAGACAAAACGTCCTTTTGTCTTACCCTTGGTAGCGCAGCCGTCAGCGCGCTTAGAGACAGAACCTCCAGCAGCCATTTTCTTGGTTTTTTTCTTGCTTTTAGTAGCCCGAATATATCTGTTGTTGGGATCACCGTCTTCGTTGGACATAGTGGGTTTATTAACCATTTTAGGGTCGGTTGTACGCGGCCCTTGTGTGCCGGTCATACCAGCAACAGGCGCTGTCCCCCTTGGGTGAACGCCACCCGATAGGGTACCAAGAACTTTTGAACCTTTAAAAGCAGGCATTATACAAACCTTCCCTTGGTTTTGCCCTTAGTAGCGCAACCGTCGGCACGCTTAGAAGCAGTTGAACCGCCCTTGGCCATTTTCTTGACCTTACCACCTTTTTTAAAAGATGTTCTAAATGTACCGCCTACTTTGCCGCCATCCATAGGGCTTGCGCCGAAATCAAAACTACCCTTACCTACAGGGATATCCCTAAGCCCAAAGACCTTTCCGACGGGAGTTCGTACTTTACCGACGCTCATTTTAGGGCTAGAAGAGCCACCGCCGCCAGAGTCGTCCCCGCCAAATCTGCTACCGAGGGAGCCTCCGCCAAAATCGCCGCCCCCACCGAGAAAGCTAGGCTCGCGCATCATACGATCCAGCGCACGGGCATCCTCTGCACGGCTCCCGCTTACGACGATCTCGCCGCCATCATCATAACGCTTTGCTTTTTTGCGTGCCATTAGACAAAACGTCCTTTTGTTTTACCCTTGGTAGCACAGCCATCAGCGCGCTTCGAGGCAGTCGAGCCACCCTTGGCCATTTTCTTGACCTTGCCGCCCTTGCGCATCATTGCCTCACCGGCAGGAGCTTCTTCAGCTACCATTACTTCGTCCATCATAGGACGACCACGCATACCGCCAGCAGCCTCCGCTGCCTTCTTCTTTTTCTTAGCGGCCATCATACCCATAAGGCCAAACCCGCCTTTGCGGGCAATTTTATTGGTTATATCTGGGTTAGCCGCTGCAAGGCCAGCAAGGCCGAACATACCGCTTTTTGCAAGTTTCTTGAGGCTCATTATGCTACATCCTTCTGTGGGGGGACAACCATCGGATAAAGGACGTCCTTGCCAAATTCACCTTCGTATTCTTGTACGCCCATGTGGCCTAGCTTGATGGTGGGATCGACCCACACTTCAAAGCCTACTTCACGAGCGCGGTCACAGAAGAGGTAATCCTCCCCGATGTAACCTTCGTCAGTTTTCATGAAATCAAACATGCAGGGGACACTACGCTCTGTGCGTTCGTCGTAATAGCGCCACTCAGGATGAGCAGCGTCAAGGGTCTCAAACACATCGCGGCGGACCATCATAAAGGCAGTAGCTACGCGCTTGGCACGGACTAGACCCATCTGGTTCATAGTCAGTTCGTTATTCTCATCATGGTCGAGAGTAGCGATGTATGTCTTGGTAGTGCTACGCGTACGCGGCACGCCAGCAACGATACCCTTCTTGGGGTCTGAGGTCCAAGCCATCAGCCGGAAAATGTCAGCAGCTTCAAAGTTGATGTCGCTGTCGATAAACATCAGGTCCGTGCAGTCAGAGTCCAGCATATCTTGCGTGAGCAAGTTACGAGCACGGGAGACAACAGAACAGCCACAAATGCTACCGATCTGAATATCAACCCCGTGCTTCTGAGCTTCCTGCGCGAACTGGGCCAATGAGATAGCCAACTTCAAAGAGACCTTGAAGTCGTAGGCGGGCAGCGCAATAAATACGCTGCGTCCAGCTAGATCAAAAGCTTTTTCGTTCTGCATATATCACCCGTAGAAAACTGTAGCAGTTAGGTTAGCATCCAACCCCACATAAATCCCATTTTCAGCAAGGATGCCTTCGCCGGGAACAAGTATAGAGTAAGCAACAGCATTATAGCTATCGGCTTCCAACAAAACAGTTACATAGACATTCACGTTACCCGTACCTGATGCCGCCGTAGTAACTGTAAAGGTGGTGGCATTAGCAGTAAGCACCGTATACGAACCGTCCACAGCGGTACCACTAGTAAAATCTAGAAATACCCTATCACCGGCAACAAGATTATTTGCTACTGTGACGGTCAGCGTGGTTGATGTGATGCTGTACGTACCCGCTTGCGGATCGTTGTCCATAAAAAGGACGTGCCTTGCTGCCGCAGCCGCGTTAGCGGATATGGCAGCGCCTTTTAGGCGGGTGCGAGAACCATACGCAACACCTGAAGTGGACCGGTGTTTGGATTTGACATCATATTGCATACCCATCAGTATTCTCCTTCTTAGAGGTTGTTACCGATTACGATGCAGTAGTTACGGCAATCCAAGTCGTGCTGCCATCTGATACGTACAGGCGTGTCGAAGTGGACGAGCCGTCGCTGCGCAGATAGAGCGAACCCTTAGCAGCCGCGACAGTCGGAGCGCCCGAACCAATGTAGATACCCATACCGACAGCCGTGTTGGTTGCGATGAATGCAGAAGCACCACCAGCGACAAGTGCAGTAGCGCTGTCAGCCGTGACGTTACCTGTAGCGGCCAGTGTAGTTACCGAAGTAGCCGCACCGAAGGTGCCCGTTACGGTTACAACGCCAGTTGTGGCATTGGTTGAAATTGTTTGGAAGCCGTTCTCAGAACGAACTGGACCATTAAATGTAGTATTCGCCATAATAATATCTCCGTGTAGTAGCACATCCCCACACCATCGCTACTACGTCTGCTAGGACAGTTGATGCAGGGTTTAACCTAGTAGGTGTAAGCATACACCAGATAAATCAAAAGGGGAAGAGGTTTCCCTCCTCCCCTCTTTAAGTTCTTATGCAGAACCCGATGAACCGAACATACCGAGCGGGTCAGACCAGCCGAACGAATAACGCTCGCGGGCCTTGTAACGCACGTTGCCAGTATCGAAGTCACCGTCCATGCCCGTGCTCATTGGAGTACGAACAAAGTGCTTCAGACCATTTGGCACGTCGGTGGTCAAGAACCAGCCGTTCGTGTCGGTCAAGAAGTGATTGACGGTGTAGCCTTCTGGGATCGAACCGTTGTTCTTGAGGGCGTTAATATCGTTATCAGCCGTACCGACGCGGAGTTCGGTTTCGAGCAAACGAGTAGCAACAAACATCAAGTTTGGCGGAACAACCAACTTACGTGGCTTCGCAGCGATCAACAGACCACGCTCGTCAGTCCAAGCAGCAATCTGAATGACTGCGGCTTCAAGCGACGTTTCGTTAAGGTCGGTTTGCGTTGAAGGCGTGTTGGAGTTGACACCACCAGATACCAACGGGTGAGCCGTCGAGAACAGAGCCACGCCATCGCCACCGGGGTAGGATGCGCTGAAGCCGTTGTTCAAAACCGCAGCCGCTTTGGTCTGCTTGGTGTAGGACATCGCACGAGCAAGGGCCTTAGTATAACGAGCCGAGAGGCTGTCATACAAGTTATCTTCAATCGCTTCTTCAGTCAGCGAGAACCCGAGGGCAATCGTTTCATGGGTGTAGCGAGCAGTGAAGACTTCCTGACCATTGTCGTATGCGATGGCCGAACCTTCGTTCTTAACCGGAGCAGCGGAGAAGCCCGACAGCTTGGTTTCTTCTTCGAACGAACGCTCGGAGGTTTCGGTGTCAAAGATTTCCTTATGCTCTTCGCCGTAGCGTGCATATTCCAAACCGAACAAAGCGTTCAGGCCCGGGAGGAGTTCTTTGAGGAGTTGTGCGCGTGAAATTGCCATGTGTTAGACTCCTCTTAGACGCCAGTTGGGTTGAGATAAGGGTGCATACCTTGGTTCCACTTGACGACAACCTCGGTGTAAGAACCGGGGTAACCAGCAGGTGAAGTCTCAGATATAACGTCGATGACGCGGATCGGGAACGTTGAGGTAGTGCCCGTAGTGGCGCTAATAGCGACACGCGAGTTACCAGTAGTGGTGTTCCCAGCGTTCTGAACCAAAACAGCATTTTCACCGACGTTTGCACGGGTGACTGTGCCGATAGTGGTAGTAGCCGAAACTACAGCAACCTTGTACAGCGCATCAGGGTCATCCTGCACGAATGCAACGATGTCTGAAGCAACAGTGTTAGCTGCGTAGAACTGACGGAACGTCTTACCAAAGGTTGGATCGGTGTACGAGCAACCAAGGAAAACGCCGACAGGGGTGGCCGCGCTTGTACCAACGTCTTTGTCGAGCGTTCCCGAGCTATTCAACTTTACGACGTCACCAAAGAAGATGGACGTTGCAGAGTTAGAAGTGATCGGAATCGAACGAGTAGCGCTGGCAAAAACCTGACCGCCGATCAAATTGATCGGGATAAGTCCATATGGACCATCAACAGTAGGATATGTCATTGAAAACTCCTAAGATTTATTTGCCTGAACCAAACGATGTCTTGGACCTACGCTCTGTAAAGAGCGGCATCCTCGGATCGTTCTCTCGCATGAAGTTGCTATCCACTGATTCGTTCTGGGCTTGTGTCATCTTGTCGAAGTGTGCTCGACGTTGGTCCATAAACTCAGTAGGAATCTTGCAAAGCAACAAACCTGCGACTTCGATGTTGTCCTTAAAACGGCTATCCGGGTCGGTTATATTTTGGAACTTAGGTTGTTCCTCAATCCGAACGGGTTCCCAGCCTTCACGAAAAGCCGACGAAGCATTGCGGGCATCATTCTGTCCCAGTGTCGATACACGTACCCAACGGTACATATACCCTTCTAGCTTATCAGGCTCAGGCAGCGTTGAAGCTGGTTGCCAAGCCTTAGGCCGTTCGGCCTGTTCACGAGTATCTACTTCGCGCATAATACGATTCTCAGCCATCTTATTTCTCCTTAGCAACTTCACGAGCGTATTGCTCGGCGGTTAAACCCAACTTTTTAGCGATTGCTAGCTGGGACTGTCTTAGCACAATCTTTTTGGAGGAGGTGCTTCGTGACGCTGAGGCGACAACGGCTGATTTGTTTGTACGCGCAGCAGGTCTTGTGTCACTGCTAGCTGGTTCAGAATCCCCGAAATACTCAGGAAAACGACGACGCATCGTTGTGTCGATAGCGCCCCAATATTCGTCAGTACCAACATATCTATTGCCGTACTGTTTTTCGAGCTTCTGGTGAAGCCCTAAGGCTGAGGCGGTCATTTCCTCATCCAGACCGTACCATTGATTACGCTCTTGCCACGCAACCGTTTTCTGATCTGGGCGCGGGATTTGGACCGCTTCCGGAGCAATTTGTACCTCAGTTTCTTGAGCTTGTAAAGTGGGTCTGTAATTAGCAAGTTGTTCGAGCCTATATTGAGCAGCATTTAGCTTCTCTTGGGCGTCGAGTATTTTATCTGTATCCCCTGCTTCATAAGCATCACGGTAAGCCCTACGAGCTTCGGAGAGTTCAAACTCTACGTTCTGCTTAACACTACCAACCAATGACTCCTGCCCGTAGTCGATTGTTTGGCGAAGCTGTTCGGCTTCTTCACGGTAGCGCTGCGCAGCAGAAAGAGCCTCGTTCTGTTCGCGCTGATAGCGTTCCTTCTCACGGCGCTCATCATGCCAGACCTTCTTCATCTGCTTTAGACGAAGCTTGACCTTTTCAGAATACTCTTCGAGTTCGTCGGCTTCGAGTTCGTCAACAATCTCCTTCGGCATCGGCTCACGGCCTCGGTCGGCCTCCGGAGTATCGTCTTCTACCTCAATCTCGGGTGCCGCAACTACGGCCTCATCTTCGATTTCATATGAGAAATCATCATTTTCTTCGTTCATTTGTGCCTCCTAGGCTTATGCGCGTGAAATGCCTCTGGGGTCTTCAACTACCCCTTCGATTGCATCATCGTTAAGTATGCGGAATTCTCGTCCGTGGATTTTGACGCGGGTACCGGCATGTGGTCGTACAAGGACGAAATCGCCCTCTTTGCACCACGGACCACTTGGGAACCGTTTCTTGTCCTTGTAACAGTCTGGACCAAGCTTCATGACAAACAGCGTAACCGTCAGCAGTCCTTCGTGCTCAAGGGTGATATCCGCCTTGATAATCCCACCCTCAGTCTTCTTCTCGATGTCTGGCAACGCACACAGGATGCGATACCCAGATGGATCAGGAAGCTGCTTAGGCCGGTCTTCGACAGCAAATTCGGATGCTGCACCGACCTTGGGGATGGGTTTACCTGCTACGTCGATAAGACTAGTCATCGTCTTCCTCCATGCGTTCTGCGGTTTCGATGATGATATTGTTGGCTACGAGTAAGCCACGGTAAATGCCGCAAGCATACTTATAAGCTCCAAAATCAGTAGCGTTACCCATTGCCATGTCTGCTTCGATAATCTTCAACTCGTCCTGCACCCTTTTTGACAGGTGCCTGAGTAAATCACTCATTTGTTACCTCTTCTGTTGTAGGAGAAACCGGGATGGTTTCCT